AACATGGCAAAAGAGCAGGCAGAGGACAATAAGAAGCTAAGACGAATAGGCGAAGCTATTCAAGATACGTTGATGAGTTATGGAAAGGATAGCAGTACATGATACCTACAGTTGACAACTATTTTCAACAGCGTTTTACAGAAATTCTTCATGCTATATTAAAGAGTGTAGATGATAAGTACAATGAACCTTATGTTATTGACGAAGCTTTGCACGGCTATAGTGATAAACAAAGAGATAAGTTTAAGGAAGCTTTTTGTATATCAGATANCAAGCAGAAAAAGCCAATAGATGTTTCATTTGCTTATCCAAATACTACCGCACAGGCTGATGCTCTTTATGTTGTTTCTCGTGGTACCAGTGAAGAAATTGATGGCGGAATTGGTAACACAATGGCAGATACTAACAAGTCGGGTAGACAAGGAGTTGGGGAAAATGTTGCTCAAGAAGAAGCAATAGTTCAAGAACCAGATGAAGATGGCTACTATGCCTTAACTAAATATCCGATTTTAGAGATGGTTAGTATTGTTGAGGGCGATATAAGTGTAATCAATTACGAGAAGTTCAAGTCTGGCACTAACAAATTTAGGTTAACTGATTTCATTGGTAGTGGTTTTGTGGGGAAACCAGTCCATGTCAGTTATGTTATTAAAGATAATAACGCACGTAAAGATGATTTTGTTAGGTCAGTTGGCTATGGTATGCGTGAACATTTAGAGGTATCGGCAGTATCTACTAATTTAGATACCGTAAGAGAGTTAGATTCTATTTTAAAGTATAGTTTAGCTTTCATGCGTGATTCTGGTGTGGAATCAAATTATTATCAAAATCCCAAGATAAGTTCTCAGCCTTTAGGAACTTTAGATTTAGGTAATGGTGGTGCTGATAGTAATGTTTACGTAATAACTACAAATATAGAGTATACAACATCATATATTATATCAGACGGTTCTACTACAACAATTAAAAATATAATGTTGAAACTCAAGCCAGATTATGTGGAGGAAGATAATGAGTAAAGTTGAAAAGCAAAACGAAATTTCAACTCCTTATGTTTCAGCTACTCTTTTCTTAGAGATAGCTAAGACAAAATATCAGTTTGAGAATATTCAGGCTAAAGCTTTTGAAGTACGTATGAAGTCGCTTGGTAAGTATTACTTACCTAAGCTTGAAGACTTTGAGCCTTACTTTAAAGAGTATTTAGGTATTAAATAGGAGGGTATATAATGTCAATCAAGGTTACTCCAGTTAGACGTTCTGTAAGACCAAATGTATATATTACAACGAACACAGACGCTTTAATTGGTTCATCAAATGACACCCCAAAGAGATTAATGCTTATTGGTATGGCTAATGGTGGAGAACCTGGTCAAATATACGAAATAAACACTCTGGAACAAGCAAAACAAGTTTTTAGAGGTGGAGATTTACTAGAAGCAATTGAGGTTGCTATGACACCAGATGATACTCATAGTTCTGGTACTATCATGGCAGAGCGTGTTGGTACTGCTACTCAAGCTAGTTTTAAGAATAAAGGTTTAACTTTAACTTCTAAAGCTTTTAGTGTAGACGCTAATAATATTCAAACTTCTTTAACTAAGAACACCTTAAATGATACTTATACATTGTTTGTTAATTTTGATATTGATGGTTACTACCAAACTTATACCAATTTAGGTAAGATTATTAGTCTTTCTTATTCAGGTACACAAAATTATGCTGAAGTAAGTATTATAACTGATGTTGCTCCAAAAGGAGATACTAGTGGCGATAAACACACAGGCTTTGCAACTAAGTTAGTGTTAAAAGCAGGTGCTGACAAGAGTTCTGCTACTGTAGTTCACGAGTTTCCACTAGCAATGGGTAAATACAAGAAAGTTAGTGAACTAGTAACTGATATTAGTGAAATTGATGGTTTTACTGCATATTACTTTAACGGTAGAAATAAGAATATTGAAACTAAATATTTAGATGCAGTTGACAGTTTAGAGATTTCTAAAGACGCTAATAATCCTACCAGTTTAACTTCTCTTGGTGGCGATATTGTTAATTCGTTAACAAATGGAGCTGACTTAGCTATTACTGCTGACTATAGTCCAATTGATGGCGAGCCAGAACAGTATGGTTTAACTACTTTATCGGGTGGTTCTTCAAGTCAAATTGCACCAGCAAGTTGGGCAACATATCTTAAGAACTTTTCAACTGTTGATGGCTACTACTTAGTTCCATTAACAGATGATATAAGTATTCAAGAAGAAGCATTATCATTCTGTGCTGAAAGAAATAAAGAAGCAGACCCTAGAGCCTTAATTGTTGGTGGTGGCTTTAAAGACCCAATCAATGTAACTACTCAAAGGTCAACTATGTTGCGTTCAAAAGAAGCCAGAGTTTTAGTTAATTCCATTTCTGGTTCAAAATTAATGCAAGATGGTGCCATTGAAGACTTGCCAGCTTATATTATTGCCGCTCAATTTGGTGGTTTAGCTTCTGGCTTAAATATCGGAGAATCACTCACTTATAAGCACTTAAACTTAGTAGATATTGACCAGAAATATACTAAAGATGAACTTGACTTGCTTGATTTAAATGGTGCTGTAGGTATTGAGTTTGTACGTGAAAGGAATAATCAATACTTCCGTATCACTAACGATTCTACTACTGCTAAACCAATATCAGATGACCCAGGAGAAACAGAACTTGCTACTGCTGAAGCAATTGACTTCCTTGTTACTGCTTTGAGAGCAGAGCTAGAAGATACCTTTATTGGTACAAGTACCACTCTATCAACACCGTCTGATATTAAAGCTTCAATTATTGGTTTCTTACAACAAGAACAAAATGATGGTGTAATTGAAGATTACAAAGAATCTGGTATTCACGTTTATGTTGATGGCGAAACTGCAAGAATAGATATTGAAAGTGTACTTACACGTACTCTTAAGAATATTGAAGTTACTCTCAGCTTTGTTGATGAGCAATTGAGTGCCTAAGTTAGGGGGAATTATAAATGGCTTTTATTAGTACACATACACCACAAACTGGTGGTTCCGCACAGACTACTGTTACTGCCAACATGATTGAACTAACTATAGGTGGTCAAAGAATTGGTAGAGCGCAGAATGCTTCAAGTAGAATAGATTATGGTACACAAGGTGTTTACGAAATTGGTTCTATTTTCCCACAAGAGCATGTTTACCTTAAGTATGAGGGTACAGTTACTCTTGAACGTGTATTACTACTTAACAATAGTTTAGCAAGTATGCACTTAGCTCCTTTGGGAGATGATGTCCTGCAAACTGGTACTGTTAATATTGTTATCAAGAACAAGGATAACTCAAATGAGGTTATCTGTGCTTATATCGGGTGTACGGCAGTTAACTACCAGATGGATACTCGTGCTAACAATATGGTTTCAGAAACAGTTAACATGACTTACCTTAAGGCTAGTTTGGTTGATAAGTAATTTAGTAAAAAATAGGGTAGTTTTAAGGCTACTCTATTTTTATGTATACTCATATTGTGGCTAACTAAAAGTAAGACATTATGTGCTATAATAATTAAGTACATATAATGTTAAATTAATAGAACAGTAAGGTAGGTCATATGAAACAATACTCTAAAGAAGAAATAGAAAGAGTTAGAAACAAGGCAATTGAAGATTTTAGTTCTTTGACACCAGATGAACAAAAGATTTTGGAGTATGCTCCCAATCAAGATGAGAAGATGGTTGATTCTGATTCTTATTCAAACTTGCAGATTCAGAATATTAAAAAAGATGCTGCTCATGGTAAAGAACCAACACCAGAGCAAAAAGCAGCTATCATTGGTAAAAAGCAAGACAAAGCCAGTCAGACAATTAATAGAGTTATTCATGGTACAAACGATGTTTTTCGTAAACATTATAACTTTAAAGAAGACCATGTATCTTTTGATATAGCAATTAGAGAACCTAATATTCGTGAGCAAGGATTAATTCTTTCTCGTGCAAGTGCTTATCTTGATGGACTAGGTAATTACGTTGACCCTACAATATATAACATTTACTATACTTTAGCTTTAATTCGTGAATGTGGTGTAGATGTTCCGATTGAATTAGCTGATGATGAAACTATGTATTCACCAGCTAACAGATGGCTATTACAGATATGGAGGGATT